ATCTCAAAGTATATGCTTATTACCATAGTGATATCAAGACTCCCCCCTGCGGATACTCGAAGCGACGTTCGAACATCTCAGGATATGTTAGAGAACTTCGAAAGGTTATAGAAGGTTATTAACTATCTAAAAACTTTTAAACTTTATAAAAAGAAAAAGAAATCTAACATCTCAAAGTATATGCTTATTACCATAGTGATATCAAGACTCCCCCCTGCGGATACTCGAAGCGACGTTTCGCATTCCCGAGGTATTACAAAGCATATAGATATTAAATATATACTATAACTAAAAATGGTTAATGAAAAAAATGATTTATTTATTTTCAAAGACGTAGAACCAACGATGACAAGGGATAATTTAGGGCAATATTTTACAACTCATAATGAACTCAAAGAAAAGGTATTTGGGTTTATCTTAAATAACCCATCTAATATTTTAGAACCATCTATGGGACAAGGAGATTTAATTACATATATAACCGATAAAATACCAAGTATAACATTTGATATGTATGAGATTGATATACATATAAAAGTATTAGATAAAATACAAAAAGATAAGGTTGTGTATTGTGATTTTATGAAACAAACGATTACAAAAACCTACAAAACGATAGTGGGAAACCCGCCTTATGTTAGAACGAAAAAAGGAAACCTGTATATTGATTTTACCGAAAAATGTTATAATTTATTAGATGATAATGGTGAGTTGATATTTATTGTCCCATCTGATTTTCTTAAATTAACAAGTGCCTCAAAGTTATTGAATCGTATGATGACAAATGGAACTTTCACCCATATATACCATCCTCATAATGAAAAAATGTTCGAGAATGCCTCGATTGATGTTATCGTATTTCGATATTGTAAAAATAGTTTAATCGAAAAAAGGCTACTGTATAACAATCAACCCCTTTACATTACCAATAGCGATGGGCTAATTACTTTTTGCGAAGAAGAACGCGACAACCGTTTTATGTTTCAAGATTATTTTGATATTTATGTTGGACTTGTTAGTGGTAAAGAAGATGTTTATAAACACGAAGAACTTGGTAATATGAAACTCGTAAATGGCGAGGACAAAGTTGATACATATATTTACATCGAAACATTCCCTTGCGATGATGAGAAAATTAATAAACATTTATTACACCATAAAAAGGTATTGTCAGAACGAAGGATTCGAAAGTTTAACGAGAACAATTGGTTTGAATGGGGATGTCCGAGAAATATAACGTCAATACGTGCCAATCTCGGCAAAGAATGTATTTACATTCATAATATAACACGAAAGCCAAACGTGGCATTCATAGGCACTGTAAATTACTTTGGAGGCGGCTTAATAATGCTTATGCCAAAAAAAGAATGTTCTATAAAGAACATAGTTTCCTATATAAACAGCGATTCATTCAAACATAACTTTATGTTTTCTGGAAGATTCAAGATAGGACATCGGCAAATCAGCAATTCTTATATACCGAGCGAATACCTATAACTCTAATGTCCGTATATTTGACATAAAGGTTTCTTTCCAACTTGGTCTCGGTTTTTGTAAGCAATTATAATTTATCAGTTTTTATTATTTAAGGAATATAATGCGTCTTACATTCGGCACTTGGCATCTGCTTTGTATATAAGGAATGGATGGAATTGTTGATATTCTTATTGGAATAATAAAAGAGGACGTGCTTCGCCAAGATGTCTTTGACGAATACGTTCTTGTAATATTCTTTTATTCGGCTTGACGGAATCGATATCGTCTTTTCGTAGATTTCTTTGTTTGTTAGGATATCCTTGTGAAACAAGATTTGCGTCTTGTAATTGTCCGTAGAAGAGGTTAGACTTGGGAACTTCGTTTTCTCATAGAGATATTTAAAGTGCCTCTTCGCATTTTCGATGCGTTCGTCCTCCATCTCGTAGTCTTTCAGGATTTGTAGGAAGTTCTCGATAAACAGCATCGTATATTTGCTATGACATTTCGACGTTATATTATAATAAGACATTTCGGGGTTATGATAATCCACTTGGAGGTATATGCCGATATTGTAGATGATACCAAGTTTTTTGCGAAGTATCTTGTAAAATATACCCGAATCAAAATGAAACAGGATTCGTTGTAAATAGTAATATAATATTAAATACTCATCGGACATATATTCAATGCGTTTCGGCAGATGAATCACAAACGACGTGTTCTTATCGACGATTATATTCTTTATATTTACGATTTTTAAACCCGTGCTATTATACTTTATCACAGGATAGACGGACGTAGTCTTCTTATATTTAAAAACGCCGAAATACTTCTTGACGTTCGCTACCGTTTCTTTCACTTTATGCGAAGGACACGAAATAGACAACACGAGATTGTCCGTATTCAGATGTTTTTTGAGATACGCCGAAATCGTCTTGTCGTCGAATTGTGCGATATCTTTCATCTGCTGATGATAGTCCGCCATATACGAATATTTTGGATATAGATATTTGAACATATTATAACCGAACCGATAATTACTATTGGATATATACCCCAAGTATTCTTGATTCACCACGTTCTTCTCTTTTATCTTCACGTCATCATCGGCATAAAAGTCCTGTATAGTGTTGGATAGTATATCCATATAAAACGCCAAGTCGTCATATATCCCTTGAATATAGATGCTCATCTCATAATCCGATACGTAGGCATTAAACTCCCCGCCCCTTTTGTAGATTTCCTCGCTCACGAACGCCGAACTCTTGTATTTTTGCGATGTTAGGCTTCCCAACAGATGTTCACAATAATGCGTTAGCCCCGCTTCGTGGCTCTTCTCCTTATATCGCCCGAATAAATAATTTACAGAGATATAGGTTAGTTGCGTGTGTAGTGGAACGATAACAACGCGAATGCCATTCTTTAACTTGAATTGTCGCATATATCTATTATAATCCCGATATTATATTATATATTAGATATCTGAACATAATTTAGAAATAGATTGATATAGAGGTAGATGTATTCTGTATATAGCAAGGACGCGTGATTTAACATCGCACACGTTAAGTATATCTCGATACCTTTCGGGATAAACGCAGTGTATTCGAAACAAACATACAATGCGAATAACGGCGGGACAATAATAGACGTATAGATAACTGGGCTATCTGTGTGATACGAAAGATACAAATGAAAATAATTTAGCATATAAAGGAACTTGAAAACATAATAGTCTCGCCTGAATATCCCGCTACCGCTTAGGCTATCGCCATCGTGTTTCACTGTGTCTATCCAACGTAAATAATGGACGAACGAACTGCCAAATAAGAATACGTTCCAATGCGTCTTCGATGCGATATAGAATAACCAAGATATATATTGAATATTATTATTACCGATGTAAAACTCGATGTCGTGATATACATGCGTTGATAGTAGCATCAGTTTCGCTATGTAGGTCGTGCTTTTACTTTGCGGTTTCAAAGTTAAAAGGAAGAAGTATCGGAGGTCTCCGATGTCTCTAAATAATTTATTATATAAGATTGAGAGTTTGCTTAGCACATACCCGAACACACAAGCCCATCGCGAATATACGCAATAGTGTATTTTGAGAACTACGCGATACGAAGTCCGCGAAGTCTGCGAAGTCCGCGTAGTCCGCGAAGTCTGCGAAGTCTGCGAAGTCCGCGAAGTCTGCGAAGCATCGTTCGCTTCGCCATTTCGGATGATTGGCGATATATAGTGGCATTCGCGGTTAAAATCGAAGCCCACGACATCACCCGTTTTTATTATATAGGATTCAGGGGTTAAATGAAATACGGTCATTATATCCTTGTTTTCGTCAAGCCCCACGATAACCCGATAGCAGGATGCGAAGGGTATCGAGAAGAACGGTCCGTCGATATGCCTCCGCCCAAAGTCCTTATAAAATATATTGTCTTTATTATGATTTGACGGGGGCGATACATATACTTCATTCATATCGTGGAGCAGGTCGATATACATCCCCTTCCCAAAATATTCATTGAACATCTCGATAATCCTTTTGTCCTTTGCGATATTGTAAAATGAATCCTTGATATCGGGAGGTAAATCTTTGAACCACCAGTGAGTCGATGTAGAAACCGATGGATATTGATGGATAACCCACTCGCGGATGCTATGAAGTTGTGTAAGCGACGGGTCATCTTTTCTAAACTTACAATGTAGAACTCGCGACTTCTGAAACCTCCAAGGTAAATAGAACATTTTGTGATTTATATAATAGGGTTTTTTTATTTTCTATAATATGTAAGGTATAGATATGGCAGGATTGACGTTATACGAATATAAGATGGTAATATTTAATGAAATTAGAGAATTGTAAGAAAAAAAAGATATACGGTGAGTTTTACTATTTAAGAATAAAATAAATAACGCAACCACTTTTGATGTGTTAGAACAAATAGAATCCGAAATTGTCAATAAGGCTAACAATAATTTAATTAGTGGCGGTCGTCATCACGAAATGAATCTAAAAGACATCAAGGAAGTCTGTAAAGCCAATCAAATCAAACTTTCAAGGGTCGTCGATGGCAAACGGGTCGCCTACAAGAAGAAGGAACTGATGACAAAGTTAAAGAGAAAGAAGTTATTGTAATTGATTCATTATTTTTATTATATTTATATAAAAATTGATACATTAAGGGTAATACATACAATACCAACCAACGAACGAACGAACGAAACAACCAACTCAACGAACAATGACATCCACTTTTACCCACACTGAGAACGGAGCGGTCGCATTGGATACGAGTGGAAATCACATTGTCGATTACTTTATGATGTACACGCGGACGCTCACGAAGGAACAGAACCATCAGTTTCTCGAAAAATGCTGGGCGATTAACCCACAGAAGACGGTAGCGATTATTTTCAACGGTCGCGACAGATTGAAGGGAAAAAAGGAAAAGACGGTATCGAATCAGGCGATGCTATGGCTACGCGACAACAAGCCCTATACCTATATGAATAATATCCTAACCTATGCGAATAAATATGGACGCTGGAAGGATTTGCTCTATATTTGCTATGAGAATAGCGGCGATGGGATGATTCGCAAGAATTACGAATTGACGCTATTCGCCGATAGATTACGCGAAGACCTTTCGGACTTGAAAATTCAAGAACTCGTTGAAGCCGAAGCAGTCGAAGCAGCCGAAGCGACGGATGCTACGGAAGCAGAGGCGAAGAAGACTTCGACTGCTTCGAAGCGGACAAATAGCGTATCTCTGTGTGCGAAATGGGCTCCAAGCGAGAATGATAGGAATGACACGCGTAAGCAATTTGCGAAGAAGATTGCGTCTATCTTGTATGACAAGGAGGATTCGAAGAAGATGGAAAAGTATAGGAAGGAATACCTCGTTCCTCTGCGTAAGAAAATCAACATTGTAGAGACGCTGATGTGTAATAATGAGTGGGACAAGATTAATTATGAGGGCGTCCCCGGGGTCGCATCGCGAAGACTACACAAGGCGTTTAGCAACCACGATAGCGATAGATATTGCGATTACTTGGCGAAGGTAAGAAGCGGGGATGCGAAGATTAATGTGACAGGTATTCTCCCGCACGAATTGGCAAACTACTATGTGAATCTTCGCAATACGCAAGACGAGTTCGAGGCGAATGAGACGATTGAGTTGCAGTGGAAGACGATTGTCGATGACGTCAAGAAATGCGGCATCCTCGGGAACTCTTTGGCAATCATCGATTTATCGGGGTCTATGTTTTCCGCGAGTAATGGCAGTATTCCCGCACAAGTCGCAATCGCCCTTGGCATCATCACGTCGCAATGCTGTAAGGGCTTGTTTAAAAACAAGTTTATTACATTCAGTGCGAATCCCGAGTTGGTGTCTCTTATTCCCGATGCGGATTACGCGGAATACACGGAAAAAGGCATTGAGCCTTCGCTCTATACGTGCTTTAAATCTCTGTTTCAAGTGGAGTTCGGCTATAACACGGACTTTGTCAAATGTTGCGAGATGATTATTAAATATGGCAAGGAACACGATATTAACGACGAAGATATGCCTAAGAAACTATTCATCTACACGGATATGCAGTTTGACGAGGCGACGACAGAGAGCAAGGAGAACAACACGATAGAAACTCTGTATAAAACGATTGTGAAGATGTTTAAGGCTGCGAATTACACGGCACCGAAGTTTATCTTCTGGAATCTCAATTCGAGTCATAAGGAGTCGTTTCCTGTGAATTGTAAAACAGAGGGAACTGCGATGATTTCAGGGTTCTCCGAGCAACTCTTAAAGATATTTATGACGTATGACGAGTTCAAACCCGAACTAATTGTCGAGGAGATACTTGCTCCTTACCTCCCTGAAATCTTCATTGACGATAGCGAAATCGCGGATACCTAAAAGAAGCCACGAAGCAGCGAAGCAATAGGATATGATTTATATATATTTTTTATTTTTTATATTTATGATAAAAATAATTGAAGCCATATTGGCTTGGCTTAACGCCGCTTCTTCGACAGTTTAGTAGCGGTACTCTTGACGAATGAACCGATATCCTTGGTGGAATTAAGGATACGCCCAGGGCTATTGCGAAGTGATTTCACGGGGTTCTTGATGACTTCCTCGACTTCGCTTTCGAACATCTGTATCTTAACGAATAGATTGGTGAGGGTGCTTATCAATATCGGGATGATGATGACGGTGAATAGTAATACCATAAATAAGAACAGGGAAATCATCGTGCCGATGGCGATAATATCGCGACGCAAGTCTTCGGAACACTTGCACTTCTCGTTCATTAAATAACGCACATAATCAAACGCGTAATAGATATATACGACGAAGGTTAAGAAGAATATGAATGAACCGAACGCGAGTAATTGAACGATGCCGATACCCATACTCTTTGCGATACTTTTAACGTCGATGAACGCGGTTATCGCGAAATACGCTAAGGCAATTATAGTGAAGGTCTTTATGAACTCCTTGTTGCTGTGGTCGGAACAAGCACACCCGACGTTTTCTAACTTGTATATATAACTCCAAATGATTAGAAGTAGCAATACAAATATTATTTGTATGAACCCACTACTATAAAAAGATAAAGTGTTGTCCGTCTCTTTCATATTATTCTATATACTTATACTATAATAATAGAAATTATTTATTTTCTATAATAGCATAGATTAAGAACTTCGTCGAACTATCGAAACTTTTAATATCGATGGATTTTATTTTTTCGACGACGATAGATTTATCGAAAGAACCTTTTAATTTTAATATCTTTAAGATTTGTTCTAAAAATATATCGATAATATATTTGTGTATTCGCGGATTACCGATACATTCTTCTACGAGATAATCATATATATCATTTAGTAGTCTTTGTATCTCGCGTTGCTTGTATTTCGCCCAAATGATATTTGTATTATGAATACCCTTCTTCCACTTGACATAATCGCAGTATAACTCATACTCGTTGTTAAGCAATAATAGATTGTTGTCAAATACGTATTTCGGCGGTATCCACTCCTTCTGAGTGATATAATTGTCCCATAACTTATTTATCAAATCATTTATAAAGGTGCTGTCAAAGTAGTCGAGCAATGTTATGTATAGGTTGCCAGTTTCCGCACTATCAGACACCTTGATATACGAGCAAATGATTGAAAAGAGTTCCTCCGTGTTATTCGCATCGATAATCAACTTGATTTTTTCATAGATGACGTCTCGGTTTTTCATTGTCAATTTATTCAAATGTCCTATCAACGCACGTTTCGTGCTGGAATTATCCGAGAAGTCAGGAATAATAATATGAAACCTGCCTTTGTTCATCGCAGCGATGGGAGTTGCTCCTGCCGTTCCTGTGTTATTCGCTACGTATTGGTGATGCTGCGAATGCTGCGAATGCTGCGAATGCTGCGAATGCTGCGACTTATCCCTCTTGTTATATAACTTCTTTTCCCATATCATTTTAGGGTCATAGAATGATTCAAAGCAACTACACGATTTTTTAAGGGTTTCGGCTTTTTGTAGTATATGCTCGGGAACTTCAATGTTATACCGATTTTTAAAAATAGACAAAGGGATTTTAACTACTTTGTCGTCCATTTATATCATTAGTATATGAATAATCTTATATAAAAATAAATTAGATACCTATCAATAGATACCTATCGATATCACAGATGGCGGAATTCGTAGAAATCGTAGAGTTCGTAGATAAACTGGATATGATATATAAAACGCATCTAATCTATCGGACAATCGTCGTATGCGATAGAGACATTTGCGAATATAAGAGATTGTTAGAATTGCGGGATTTTAGCGTCTATGTGGTATCGGAATCGGATACCGATATTGACTATGAAGCGTTAGACGCGTTAGACTGTCGGGTTATCTTAATCGAAAGTAAGCGTATCGAGGGTTTTTTAGATACTATAATTTCAAAGAAGATGAATGATTTTTATACATTTATAACTTTCACAAATGACAATGACGATGCCAAGACATCTATCACTAATATTGATGTCATGAACACTATTATTTAGTAGAGTCAAATAAATATATATCATTATGTTAGGGAATTGAATGGTTAGAGCAACGGCATCATTTAGTCGCGTTCGCGGCAAAGGTTCAAGTGGCGGAACGTTATATACGATTATTATAATATCCGCTGTATTCTTACTTGCGGTACTACTCTCGAATAAGGACAGGATACGCGAAGGATTCTTCGGCGGTAGCGACGCAAAACGCCTCAGTTTCGAATACTATTATATGGATTCGTGCGGACATTGCGTAGAGTTTAACAAGTCGGGCATTTGGGATAAATTAAATAAGGAGACGTTCAATCACATTTCGCTTAAAAAATACAATCGTAGCGAACACCTCGAACGCGTTAAAAGTTTGGGGATTTCGAGTTTCCCGACGTTTGTAGTGGTCGATTCATCGTCGAACATTATCGCGTCTTTCGAAGATGAAAGGAAATTCGAGAAATTACTGGCGTTTATAAGGAAGTATGACAAAGAATAAGAATAAGAATAAGAATGATTTAAGTAAAACAAGGGATATTAAATATAATATAATATAGTAAATGGGCGGTGGTATTACGCAGTTGGTTTTAAAAGGGCAGATGGATTCTTATATTAATTTAAATCCGTGTATCAATTACTATAAATATGTGTATAACAAGCACGTCAATTTCTCGATGGAAAATAAGAATATTATTCCCGATATTAATTCGTCGATTAACCTCGCTTTCACGACAGAGAATAAGTTAATTACTTTCACCATCAAGCGATACGGCGATTTAGTAAGCAATATGTATCTGTCGTTCAATCTGCCCGACATCTATTCTACGGACGTTCATCGGTTTCGCTGGATAACGAACGTCGGACACAACTTTATTAAAACCGCGACGATTCGCGTGGAAGGAAGCATAATCGACGAAATCTATGGCGAATGGATGAATATCTGGAATGAATTGACGAACAAGGATGGTGTCGAATATAATAAGTTGATTGGGAATATCCCCGAATACACAAACCCCAATAATAACAATACGAGGTATCTGATTCGAAATAATATCTTATATAATAAGACATATCCGACGACGGATAAAGTTGCGAATGCTGGGAATCCGTCGATAAAGGGGCGGATATTACAAGTGCCGTTGAACTTCTGGTTTACGCGAAATCCGTCGTTGGCATTGCCGTTATACAAGATACAAAATCAAGAAATCAAGGTGGATGTCAGTATCAACGACATCGAGTTGTTATATCAGGTATGGTGTGATTCACTAAAACTCTACGTGTCGCCGAAGTTCTACAACATTATCTACAAGGATACCATAAAAATCAATACGTTTATAGGGAGCGAAAGTTATATACAGTGTTTTCTGGATGTGAATTATATCTTTCTCGACAGTGCGTATCGGATGAGTTCCTTACAAAACGAGGGGATTGTGAAATACGTCGTCGATTACGTGAAGAGACAAGCGTATCCAGCGTTGAATATCACGAGTTATGGGGACAACTATACTTTAACGAGTTCCTACAATCATATCAAAGAAATCATTTGGGTATTGCGTAGAACCGATGTTCCAGAGAAGTTCAACATACACGACAACTATACTGCTTCGCATACCTATAACGAAACGATGGGATTGTTAGAAACCGCCCAAATCAAATGGGCGGACACAATCATTCGCGAAGACCAAAAGGCGTATTATTATAACAACATCCAGCCGTATCAGTATCATACGAACGTCCCGCGAACAGGAATATACAGTTATTCGTTCTCGCTCTTTCCCGAGAAAATAGTGAGTGCGGGTTCTTTTAATAACCAAATGATAACGACATCTTTATATATAAATATCAATAATCGCGGGAATAACGACAGCACCAAAGATATCACGAAGAAAAACGAGTTCAAGTATCTATTCGATTTGATGCGACGCAAGGAAGTGCCTTACATCACCGAGAATGAGGTGAAACTGGATGTTATCGTATATACACGAGTCATCAACGTATTCTCGGTAATTAATGGAACGTGCAACTTTATCTGGTCAAGATAGACGCGAACAGCGAGTAGCGAAGAGGAACGAGGAACGAGGAACGAGCAATGCTTATTTTTTATATCCTTCTTTATTAAAAAGAAAGCAAATACAAATGGATTTATTAGTATTAATATTAATCTTGTTATCAGGATACATCATCAAATATTTAATCGACACGATAAACACGTTGAATAACGAAATAAGGGAGATTAAAATGAAATGTATATCTGCGAAAAACGATGTTCAGTTTGATTCGCCGTCTCCAAAGCCGTCTCCAAAGCCGTCTCCAAAGCCGTCGCCTATCACAAACGTCGCCAACGACGCGTTAATCAAAAACATAACCTATTTCAAGGATTACTTTGATAAACAATGATATAAATAATAAACGCATCTATATTATGTATAGACATCGCATATATTTATAATAAATGCCTCGAAAAGCAAAAAACGCCGATGATACTGTAAGTAGTGATATAAAGAAAAAGAAGAACTTGATGAATACAATCATCAAGGACATTTCGGTAGTTGATAACGATGATATTATTTTACAGTTGCCTTTGTCGTCCGCCCAGATAAACAAGTTGAATATCACGGATAGCAATACGACGACAGAGTTCCCCGAACCGTATGAGCCGAATTGTTTTTATATCAATGAAAACAATACGTATAGCACGATTCAGGACAACATCATCTTTGATAATAGCAATAGCGAGTATTCATTGAAAGTCTCGCATACCGACGAAATCCTCAATTCGAATAACAATTGCTACTGGTGTTGCCATCCAATCGACAATCGGACGTTCGGGATGCCTTATAAATATAATATTAAAACGGATACTTATGTATTGTTTGGGAACTTTTGTTCGCTCGAATGTGCGAACGCCTACAACTTCTCTTCGCATTGTGGTAGCGACAAGGTATGGGAAATTAATAGTTTAATACAGATGCTAAGCAAACACTACGGATACACACATCCGATTCGCCCTGCTCCATCAAGATTTTTACTAAAAATATTCAACGGACCGATGACAATCGAAGAGTTTCGCACAGGACATTATACGAACGACAAGACCTATATTCTAAATCTCCCGCCGATGATTTCTACGAATTTCAGTTATGAAGTTGTAAATACATCGTATTTAAAGAATATAACCGACAATATGCACATTAAATTAGACAATCAATCCACAATGAATAAGAACAAAGCGAAAACCGCGGCGAATGCGAACGCCAACACGATTGATAATAAACTCAGTTTAATCGTTTCAAAATAAAAATTGATATAAGGATATGTAATCTTACATATATGCACGAATGACAGATATCATAACCACATCAGCGATGGCTACCGCGGCTACGGATATTTACTTTTCGAAGTATAGAATCTCGACAATAACGTGCAATGCGAACATCGGCAATAACATCAATATAAATCTTGGAATATTGTTTGACAATATCAAGGTGATTGAGAATGTAGCCGAGGGGTGCGACAATGGGGTTGTATGGGTTCAGTTTATGAAAAATGGGACGGATGTGTCGAAAGGCGTGTATCCCAAGAAGCGAAGGAAGAGCAAGAAGAATACGATGAAAAAGAATCGGTTTGACAATCAGGTTACGGTGATTTACAAGTTTCACGACAAGTATATCCCGAATGTCAAGATATTCAAGAATGGCAATATACAATTGACGGGTATCAAGGATATCAAGGATACAGAGCATATTGTTAATCATATTATTGGCGACATTACAGAAGTCTATAATACGATTGATAAGAACATCATTCTAAATGTAGCGACTGAGCCAGATTTCAAGTTGGATTTAAAATATCAGAACTTCAAGATACGGATGATAAACACTGACTTCAAGGTGTATTGCGACCCAGAACTTAAAAAGGGGTTTGAGATACGCCGTAAGGAGATTCACAAGTTATTTATCAATGATGAATACAATAACAAGTGTAGTTTTCAGCCCGGCATATATCAAGGTGTAAAGTTGGAATACTTTTGGAATATTAACAATAAAAATAAAAACGGTATTTGCTCGTGTCCCAAGTATTGCTATGGGAAAGGAATGGGGCAAAACATTGGCGAATGTAAGAAGGTTACGGGTGCTTTATTTGAAAGCGGGAGTGTATTAATCACTGGCGGGATTACGTTCGAACAAGTCGATGAGACCTACAAATACATTTGCGACTTTTTAGTAAAACATAAAGACGTGATTCGGAAACCGTCTCCGAATACGACAATCGCACTCACGGAGGCTCGAGATGCTGCGGAAGCATCGTTAGCCGCGTTCGCTCACACCGCTCACACCGCTTTAACCTAATAGATTCGTATGACAGGAGAAGTTGTATGTGTTATCGCTTACGCCGCTGACGCCGTCGCCATCAGGTATATTATATTTTTTATAATCACTACTATCAACAGTATTGTTTCCTGGTCTATTATAAGACGGAATGTGATGACTTGCGTAAAAATGGGAACTATATGCGACGGCATTGGGTTCTGTGCGTGGTATCACGTAGTTATTACCCCACGGCTTCTTATCGAATAAAACATCGCCAGTATATAACCCCGCATTTTTTAATGGTTCAGGGGCTTTAACATTGGGTGCGTAATCTAATACGGCATACATCAATTCATTTTTCATATTATTCTATTACAATGAAGGAATAAAAATTCACATAAAGAATACATAGTAAAGGAATCTATGAGTTCGCAAAAACAAAAAAAGGTAGCCGTGGAAGATTTCGTTAGCGACGGTTTGGATAATAAACAGATAACCGATATCGTTCAAGATATTATGAAAATACTACATGACAACAAGAGTTGTCGGGATACGCCGTTATCGCATACCGCCGTCGTCCATAATATGACACAAGAGGATAAGTTTAAGTTTTTCATCGAGCGATACCCGATGCTTTTTGATATGGTTACCAAGGAAGAGGGGTTCGATTATTCGTTTTTAGAGTATTTCTTATCGAAGCGTGAAGTCATCATAAAGAAACAGAAAACGAGCGACGAAATACATAAACAAGTCGGACAAGAGATGTTCGATTTATATTATAAAAAATAATAAAATATATATACAATCATCGAATCATTCATCATTCATTTATATACTCGGCGATAAACTCGTCCGCTAATTCGTCAAAATCAATATTATAATCTACCTTGTTTTCCTTTACAAATCTGTCATAATCCAGCATATTCTTCGCCTTCTTGTTGTTATCCTCATTCATCATATAGAAGAGTTTTGCGATACTCTTAATCCCGCCGATAACGTTGCCTCCCATTCTTTGCTCGTTGCCTTGCTCGTTGCCTTGCTCTTTGCTCTTTGCTCTTTGCTTTTTGCTTGTTGCCTTGCTCTATCTATTTTGAAACTTAATCATCTTTTGTAATATATATTACAAATTGAACATATTTATATAAAAATTGATATAAGAGGTTATGAATATGTAGTAAGTACACCGATGATTTCCGTTTGCTCTCCAATGACATTTCCTACCGTTCCTGCGTCCGTCCCTACTGTCGTTCCAGTTCCTCAGGCAGCACCCGCCGTTCTCGCAGCTTTCGTTCCGACCCTATACAACCTTATCGACGAAACATTCAAACTCTATGAAGCGAATGCTGCGAACGCTGCGAATGATAGGAACAGTTATGCGAATTGTCTGATTACGCTGTTGAAGAAGTATCATTTGTGGCCTCTTATGAAAGTCAAGAAGTTCAGGGGGCGTAGCGACATTGTTCTGCTTCATAACTCGTATATTCGCAATAATGTAGATAATTTCAAAGATTTATACGAGCAGTGTAGGAGCGTCGTATTGGACTTTAGCCTCGAACGTAATTATAACGTAGTCGTAACCTATGCGAACTCCATTCCCGAGCGGATTGATTATAATCATTATATCACCTCGTTATCTTCTGCGGAAGACAAGATATATGAGGCGTATGACGGCACAATCATTACCGTATATCATTACAAGGACGAGTGGTATTTCGGGACGTCGAGTTGCCCTGATGCGAATAGTTCGAAGTTCTCGCATCCTACCAAAACGCACGGCAATATGCTCGACGAAATCCTCTATAAATACTTTAAACAATATATTACGACAGATGACGGCGAATGCGGTGAGAGTTGCGAGAACGGTGCCTCGAAACTGCGGAGCGTATTTACGCAACATCTCGACCCGAATATGGCATACGAGTTTATTATCGTTCATCATGAGAACAAGCATATCATCGATTATACGGGGTTTCTCGGTGAGAATTATATGGAGTTGTTTCACGTGAATACGAAGCATCGCAATTCGCTCATCGAGGGTGATATTATGTCGTCGATTATCCCGTCGCTAAGGGAAGTCGGCGTGAAGTATCCGATACCCTTTAATAATATACAAGAGGGCTACGCACATATCCACGCGAATCCTTATAGTTATGGTTTAATCGCTAAAAAGAGTATTGCGGACAAGGTGAATGTGAAGATATACAAGATATCGACGGATGCGATTAATTACCGCGAAGAAACTGACCCGTGTCATCCCAACGCGTGGATGAATATTCTCTCTGTATATATGAAAAACAAGACGGAATATACGATTAAGGATTATATCGAGAATTACAATCCGCATCTCAATTTACCGCTGGATAATAACGGGCAAAAGATAGACCCGACGTATCTCGTTCATACGATTATCTCGACGATTAAGGACAGTCTCTACGCATATTACAAGGCGACGACGACGTATTACCCGAACTATAACCGCTATAAAATGAATAAGGAGATGGATAAGCAATTCCCGCCGATTATTCAGTATCACCTCGCTCAACTGCGTAATCATCAAATCAATACCTATAAATCGAAGATGATTACGCTACACAACGTATATCACTATATTTGCCAATGTAATGACATCAATAACATTAAGACGCTGATTCAATTCTTCGCGTCCAACCCAATTAACGAGATGCTACCGCGAACCTCGATGTGTTTCGCGATAATGACGAGCCTCATCTCGTAATCTCCGTGGTGCGTTTAATTATCTATTCTATGTTTAATTATTTTTTATATTTTATAAAATAAAAATAAAAATCCTGCGTATATATAGAAAGTGTATATGAGTCATTCGCTAACTGCTGCGGAGATGTTTCAAGATTATATGGACGGAGGAGTAAGACGTGGCGTCCGACGTGCCGAGCGTGTCGCTCCCATGCGTGTCGCCCCCAAGCGTGTCGCTCCTAAGCGTGTCGCTCCTAAGCGTGTCGCTGTCAATCCTCGTTCGATGGCAAGTCTGTATGGTGGATTCTTCGAGAGTTTAGAAGGGTTCGCTGATGCTGTCAAGGACAAGAAGAGGGAGATGTATGCGGATGATAAGAAGAATCATATGACTCCTCTCGCGAAGGAAGAGGTTAAGGGTGGTGCTAAGAAGCCTGTCAAGAAGGCTAAGAAGCCTAAGAAGCCTGTTGGCAAGAAGCCTTTTGGAATGGGTAGGTATATGAGTAGGGGTGGTTATGAAGAGGAGCAATATCAAGAACACGATGAGCAATCCGAGGAGTTTGTGAATATACAGGATGCCGTAAAGCAAGTGAAGGAATTAATAGGTGGTTATCACCGTGCCGTTCGCCGTGCCGCTCCCAAGCGTCGTGTCGCTCCCAAGCCTCCTACCGCTCCCAAGCGTCGTGTTGCTCCTAAGCGTCCTGCTACTGCGACTCGTCGTTTCTATATGTAAGAATCAGAGAATCGATTCTCCGATTCTCAGAATCCGATAATTTATTTTTTAAAAAATGATATATAAGATAGATATATATAATTACTATTACGATGACCGCCGCTTTTCAAAATTACAACTACGACGTTCTATCGGATTGTCATACGTTCGAAATCAACCATATAGACCTCGCGGTTGTGAATGGGATTCGTCGGATTATTTTAACGGATATTTCGATTCCCGGAATCATTGGTGAAAAGTTAGAGAACGACGACCCAACCGTCGATGTTATCGTAAATAACGGCGCCCTTCACAACGAGATTATCATTCATCGTATCGGGCTTATCCCCATCTGTCTCCAAGAAGACGAAATTGATAATTATGAAGACAATAGCATCCAGATTGAGTTGAATGTAAAGAATACTACAAACAAGACGATTGATGTTCGCACCAATGATATAACTGCGACGCGTAATTCTGTTCCTATAAGCAAGGAAGAACTCGGTGTTATTTTCCCTGCGAACAAGACGTCGAAGGATTATATCTTGATAACGCGACTGAGAACTGGCGAACATTTACATCTGAAAGCGAGAATTGTAAAGCGTAAGGGACGCGATAATGCGTCGTTTAACCCCGTATCGCTGTCGAACTTTTCGTATATCCAAGACCCGAAGGAAGCGGACAAAAAGACTAACATCTTAGACAAGGAACGCTCGTATTACAAGAATAAATATGGCGACGCTGTGCGGTTCAAGTTTGACATTGAAAGCATAAATCGCAATATCGGACCCAAGTATCTTGTGTCGAAATCATTGGATATTATGATTCATAAATTGGAGGGACTCCGTAAAGAATTGAATCGCGAACCGTCGGACGCTACATCCGCTAAGGTGAAGATACAGGCATTTCAAGATATTCAAGGGACGTTCGAGTTCATCATCGAAGACGAAGATGATACGCTCGGTAATGTTATACAATCCTATATTCACAATCATTATATTCGAGAAAACAAAAAGTATAAGGGAAGTATCGCTTGTACGTATATTGGCTATATATGTCCGCATCCGCTAAAATCGCTAATGATACTACGTATTTCCTTAGAGGGCGAAAGCGGCGAGAGCGGCGAGAGCGTATTCTCTTCATTCCTCGAAGAGAATTGCGAAGCAATCGCAAACGAACTATCCGCAATGAAGAACGAATGGACGAAGTTCGCAATTGATAATATAGAATAATAATATATATCATTCTAATAAATAGATAAGTAAGTTCAATATGGCAACGGATATAGAATATTTAGAAGAGGAGTTGGATGACATCGAATATACCGAAATTCTAAGTTTCGAAGAAATGAGCCGTATAAATCCTTCTTTTATTGCGATGGATAAGGAGGATATTTATAATAACTTATATACTTTTTTAAAAAATAAGAAGAAGTCCGACCTATTACGAAGTCTATTCTATGATATACTTATCCATCGAGAGCATTCACACGGCAAAATAAACGATTATTCGAACTATGTATTTGCGGTGGAAGGGGAAATCGAAAAATACGGCGATGATGACACGAAAGACGCGGTGCTAAACTTCATTATGCGATTCAAAGGCGACCGAGACAGCCTTGGCGAGTTTGTAAAGCGGAAGTTTCCGATATCTTATGACCGCAAATCGGAATTGATGCGATTGAAGCCGACGCACAACACGATGACAACGATTTCAGAAAAAATAGATTCCAAAGATTTCCCTAAATATTATCCAATCGTCAAAGAATACCCAGTTATCAATTGTAGAAACGTCGAGAAGGTTGAGAATGTTTATAATGTGAATGACGGCAACGACATACATCTTCCTATCTTAGGGGCATATTACAAGATACCCGTTGCGACTACGAATGATTATATGTATGCGAAGATAGCGTCGCATCTGTTGAATAGCGTCAATACGAACTACAAGGCTTCTGCGAATTACCAAGGTATTTATGAGTTGATTAAGGATACACGACCTGATATCGAAATGATTATGAGCGAGATAAATCGCAATAAGGACTGTTTCTATCTTGATTATGCGAATATTGATAACATTTTTAAAAAGTATGATTATTCACTTGACTTTATTTCCGAGACAGATTTGGAAATCTTAACCGACTTTATGGATACGATTGTAAAGAAGGAGAAGGAGCGTAAGAATATTCATCACGCATTCAAAATCAAACGCCCTGTATTAATCAATAAGAAACTGACGTTTTTTGATAATATCGATAAGACGCTAAAAATCATCAACATATCTCCCGAAGTTCATTCGTTCCTCGAAAAAACCAAAGACCTCATCCTCAAATACAAGAGCGACGTCATACAATCCGATGTGATTCCTTTACAACATTATAACATATACAGTATCATCAAGCAGATTAACGATAACACCGTTTCAATCGAGGAGGTTATCGAAGACCTCCGTCTATCCATCAAGACGATTAATATGGAGCATACGCTCACAACGATTAATGACATTTTAGAAGCCAAAGAGAATATAGAGATTATTAAAGAGGATTATGAGAATGTCAAGAATACCTTTATCCATTCGCGAGAGCATATATTCGATTACGACAAGGACGGAAAGAAGTATGTCCTATCCAAGAGGGAAAACAAAGCGGTTTGTGATGCGAACAACATAGACGACTACGAAGGGATACAAGATGCCGACGATATCATTGATGACGAAAACAAGGGGTTTGTGAATGATGACGTTGCTAACGCTGGTGGTGGTGCCGCTGCTGGTATCGCGAATCAATATGACTTGAATCGATATATCGCAAATATCAATTTTAGGAATGAGAAGGGTTTTATTGAGATGCTGAGAATCATTCTTGAATTGATTAAGAAAATTAATGATGTCGCGAATATCGAGATTGACTATGATGAAATATCCGCCTATTTATTTACGAAATATCGTAGCGTTTCCACGCGATTTCAAAACTACGTGAAGGAGTTTGAAATAAACAACATAGAGGATGCCGCGAAGTTTGCGAAGAAATATGCCGAAATGACGCCATTTCACATCTTAGACATCTTGTATAAACAGACCGATAAGAAGGCTGTGAAAGTGGGTGCTGAGGGTATCGATAAGAATCACGTGAGTATAATTAAAAAGGTGAATAACAAGTTTATAGTGACGACGAATGTTATCTTTTGTAATGCGATTTGCTTCTGGATTGTCGAAACGCAATGTAAAATATTAAACGGCGATATAATGCTTGATATGAATCGCTTAAACCCGAATCACCTCGATAAACTGAATACACGCGGACTTCTCTATTACATCATCGAAATCATAAGCGATTTCTTTAAATACACAGATAATAATGATTATATCATAAATATGAATGATTTGCGAGACAATCTTCTTTCTATTGTGAAGAACGAGCATAATGATAAGGATGTTGCGGTATTGAACGAACTTCTTAGCAAGAAGAATGGGGATGCCAAGAATAAATGCTCTATCAACCGAGGCAAATATACGGACGATGAGCGGTATTACATTGATAAAATGCTATATACGCCAAATGCCAATACGAAGTTTGAGAAAATACACAAATATATACAAGGGTGCTGTCTTCGTAAGTTAGACGGCGACTTTAATGATATTTCCGATTTTGATACCGAAATTATTAAATTAAAAGAACAGTATTCGAAAGTCCGTTTAATTAGCAAAGATAGGGATACGCGATATACGCCACCAAAAGAACACAAGAAGCGTGGCAAGGCTGAGAAGCGGAAAGGAGAAATCGAGGATGACGATATCGATAGCGGCGATGACGATATATTTGCGAAAGAACTGAAAGAAAAGAACAAGCACGTCAAGTATATAAATAAAACCCCGTTTGTTTATAATTTAAAAAATTATAGCATTGATGCGTGGTTGGAAAGTATGCGTCGTAAAAAAGACATGGACTTATTGCCGAGTAATTTAATAGATAAATTAATAAACTACGATATGGACGGCGTTAAATCGCATATTATCGAGAATATAAAGAGGCTAAAAAATGTTAAAAATAACATAAGCCTCGATTTTTTAAATTGCAAACACATTAATTACAAGGATGTTCTGCTTTCTGTAAGCAGAATTATATATATGAACGCTCATTCGTCGTCCAAATACAATGATAACGAGTTATTAAAAGAAAAGATTAAGAGTTCCGTCAAAGACATCAAGAAGATGATGAAGCATCTCTATCATTTAAATAAAAAATATGATGCGGAAGAAGCGGACATCGTGAATATAATAAATATAGCGGTGATAAGTAATTCGCTCCATACGCCTGATTTGTCAGGGATTGAAAACATCCCGAAGGATTTTATGCGAGAGAATGCCGAAAAACTCTATGACTATTTAAAAAGTTATATAGATGGAAAATACAATCGGTTCTTGACGCCCGAAGAAATCGAGGTATTTATCAATAAAAAACGCGAAGAATACAAAAACAAAAAACTAAAAGATAATCAAAACTTGGATATTGAAGAAAATGAAATCCGTCGCCAAATGAAAGCGGCGGGTATTATGAAAGCAAATAATGAAGCGAATGCTGCGAATGCTGAGGGAGATGGAGGCGACGCAGAAGCGGCAGAAGCGGGTGCAGAAGCAGATGTCGCAGGGGACGTTAATGAAGCATATAAGGATGCCGAGAAGGACAATGATTATAATAGCAAAGATAATGATAATTATAATATATATGACGACGCCGATGAAGATATGGATTAAACAGTCGAGTTCATCGCGTTTTGTTGCCGTATCACAATTTCCGCCGAGTTCGACTTTTTAAAACTGTTGTTATTTCCAATCGTTCCGTTCAGTTGTAGAGGCAGATGCCTATCTTTGAAACTTTCAATCACTTGCGTTTTGAATCGGTTGGGTATTTCTTCAAATAATATATCGTTGATGAGGTTCTCGTATTTCAATGCCAATAAATTGAACTCATTGTCGGTTATCTCATCGTCGTTCTCAATCTGTCCCGCTAATAATAGGAATTGTTGCCCTAATCGGCGGAACAAATCGCATTTCTCACTCGCTTTTATAGAATTATTTAAAGAAATAATTAACACGCTTATCGCATTCACTACGATATTCGGTATCTTGACTTCGTTAGCATCCTCGCTAATACTGTTGATGATACACATCGCAGACGACGTGAGAACCAAGGGTATATTGAAAGCGAACTTAATCATCGACCAGTATCCACTCGCTTTGCTACATAACAACACTAACGCCTCGGTTTTTGATAGCAGTTTTTCGATTTTAAATGGCAAATTAGCGGACACCTTAATATCCTCGTTTTTAACACTCATTATATCTAATATAGAATATTAAAAAATAATATAGTATATAAAGGAAATATATAGTATATAAAGGAATAGAATAGAATGGGTTTGTATTAACAAAGTCTCGCCGTCAAATCCTCTATCGTCTTCTGCTGACGATTTATTTTTTCAGACAACTCTTGTATCGACTTTGTTAAAAGCGGTATGAGCGACATATACTCAATCGTATAATTATGATTCTCCTGTGCGGGAACATTAACTGCCTCTGGAATCACTTCGTGTAAATCCTGAGCGATAAACCCGTAATTCCTTTTCCCCCCTTCGTCCTGTGCGATTGTCAAATAGGATACAGGGCGTAGCCGATTGATTATCCCGAGCGAACTATCCACCGCGTGGATATCCTTTTTATATCGCCTATCACTTATCGTCGAATAGTTCGTCGCGTTAATCGTCCCATCGACATCCAATTTACACACGGGGTTCGTAGTGCCTATCCCCACATTATTATTATTAAAAATATTGATGATAGAATACTCCGTTGGCTCATAGGGCGTTCCCAACTGCCATATTTCTTGTGCGTTCCAAGACGACGAGAGAACCGCAGTGTTCTCAGTATTCATCTCGTTATACGTCGCAGGGCGATTTAGATAGATTTTGCCTTCGAGCGAACTATCCCCCAATATCGAAGACCATTTCGCCGTGTAATACACGAAGTCGCTCGATGTGTTTGGCAAATCAAAGAAAGAACCCGATATATTCGCTACGAAATACGAGGATGTGCTTGACTCCGCCCCGAGATTGTGCGAGAGCCAACACGAAGTTCCTTTGTTGTCGATTAAATTACCATCCGCACCTGTTAGATGTTCCCACGCACCCGCCTCGCCTATCTTGCGATACAAGCGAAGCCCCCACCATCTCGCGTCCGTCCCATAATCAATACCAATGTGGCACGATAAATGAACCAAGACTTTCGAAGAAGGATGCGTGGGTTTAATGCGAACACAGAAGCCCTGTATCTTTTCATTAACAATCGTAATATTATTATCAATAAACTGCCATCCATACCCAGTTTTAACGACAATATTTCGATAGATATTAAAAAGCGTCTGTATCGACATATTCTGGCAAATTACCGCATTCTTCGGGATAAACGTGGTTTCACGTTGCCATATTTCTTGTGCGTTCCACGAAGACGATAAAATCGCAGTATTCCCGCTGTTCCCTGTATTGTAGGTTGCTGGACGATTCAAGTATAACTTGCCGTTCTGGGCAACATCGCCCAAATGCGAACACCATTTCACCGTATAATAGACATACGTATCCATCGTATTCGGGAAGTCATAATACGCCCCGCTCACATTCGCTATAAAATACGAGTAGGTGCTTGAATCCGCACCGAGATTGTGCGAGAGCCAACAAGGCGTCCCGTCGTTATAATTAATACCCGTCCCGTCAGCGTCGGTTAGATGTTCCCAATCGCCCATTTCGCCTATCTTGCGATACAAGCGAAGCCCCCACCATCTCGCGTCCGTCCCATAATCAATACCAATGTGGCAATTCAAGTTTATCAATACCTTCGACGTGTAATGATTGGGCATAATGCGAACGCAGAAACCCTGTATCGTATTGTTAATCACAGCCGTATTGTTGTCTATGAATTGCCATCCGCCGCTCATCTTTTCAACCAGATTTTTATAAATGTTAAACTGCGTTTGCGTCGGCGTATATTTTGTGACGATACCGCCTTTCGGGAAATACGAAGTTTCGAGTTGCCATATTTCGCTGACATTCCACGAAGACGAGACAATCGGGGCATTTAAGGCATAGATGACTGCGGGACGATTCAAGTATAACTTGCCGTCTTGCGTATTGTCGCCAAGTAGCGAACACCATTTCACCGTATAATAAATGTATTCTTCGGATGTCTCAGGGAAGTCATAGTAAGCCCCGCTCACGTTTGCTATAAAATACGAAGATGTGCTTGTCTCCGCACCGAGATTGTGGGAGAGCCAACATGTCGTTCCCGTTCCCTCCGTGCCGTCTGCGTCGGTTAGATGCTCCCACGCACCCGCTTCGCCTATCCGACGATACAAGCGAAGCCCCCACCATCTCGCGTCCGTCCCATAATCAATACCAATGTGGCAATTCAAGTTTATCAATAATTTTGACGAGTAATGATTGGGCTTGATGCGAACACCGAAACCCTGAACCTTGTCGTCAATCACCGCCGTATTATTATCGATAAACTGCCATCCGCTTCCGCTTTTCACAACTACATTTTTATACATTGTGAATTGCGTTTGTATCGGACTGTATTGTGATAATATCGAGGAACTGCCCGTGTATGTTTTGCCATTCGGGTAAAGCATACCGTTTTTATAGAGTTCGCCCGTGAAATTAACATCGCCTGTAATCGTCACGTTATTGCGTAGCGATGCCAAACTATTCACAACGAAATTCGAATTGACAACGAGACTTCCTTTGATTTCAAGATTACTATTGTATTTATTTTCAATTATAAACTTATTCTTAACTCCCTCTACAATCTTGTCCGTCGTCGTCTCGTTGATTCGCCGTTGTATTAGATTGCTCGTCGTTAGCACATAATTACTTATATTTCTATCATTCACATTCATATTATAAATCACAACGGTTAAGCCATCACCCAAGTTCGAACTCGTCGTTAATACATAGTTGAGTTGGGAAGTATTCAGTTCGCTTATTTGATTGATTAAACTTTCATTCACCATCGAAACGTAATTGCTCGTATATCCGTCGTTCGCATCCACCTTGCTATTTAATGTCGCTATGCTATTGTTTATCACGTTGCTTGTCAGTTGGTCGAGAACACGTATGCGTTCGCTAAGAATATTGCTTGTCGAGAAGACGTAGTTGCTAACATTGGCGTCATTCACATTCGCTTTCTTTATCAAGGTATTACTCGACGCCATAACGTAGTTGATTAGGTTATTGCTTGTCGCGAAGACGTAGTTGCTCATATTCGTATCGTTGAAGTTCGCTTTGTTAATCAAGGTATTACTCGAAGCGAGGACATAGTTGCTCATATTCGTATCGTTGAAGTTCGCTTTGTTAATCAAAGTATTACTCGAAGCGAGGACATAGTTGATTAAGTTATTGCTTGTCGCGAAGACGTAGTTGCTCATATTGGCGTCATTGGCATTCACTTTTATATTTAAAGTAGAAATACTATTGTTTATCACATTACTTGTCAGTTGGTCAAGAATATACAGACGGTTTGTTAGTATATTGCTCGTAGAGAATACGTAGTTGCTCATATTGGCGTCATTGAAGTTCGCTTTGTTTATCAATGTATTACTTGATACCAAAACATAATTGATTAAGTTATTGCTTGTTGTCGCTACATAATTACTCATATTGACAACATTTAAATCACCTATTGCTAACAAAGTATTCGCAAGTAAAGTAATCTTTGTGGATGTATTTGTGTCGATGGTGTTTGTATTTTGTATCAATTCGTTTTGTGTAGATAAAACATAATTGCTTGTATCAAGAATAACATCTCTATTATTTTTTTTATAATTGCCTTCGCCGTTGATAAGAATATCTCCATTATTAGCAATCTTAAATACTGCTGTATTCATATTTGAAGCAACAAATATGTCTCTATCATTTGTATTTTGTTGAACCATTAAAGCAGTTGAAGTGTTATTCGCATTCACTATCTCTAACCTCTCAGTAGTATAAACAATTGTATCGAGACGTGTGCTATCTCCAAGAACGATTAAATTAGAGTTGATTGTTAAAGAACCATTAATTTCTAAATTATTATTATAGCGATTATTTACTACATACTTATTCGAAGCATCCAGTTTCTCGGTTATCATATCGGTTGTTAAATCTGTAATTCTTTTTGAAATCATATTGCTTGTGGTCGCTACGTAGTTGCTAACATTGCTATCATTGGCAGACACCTTGACATTTAAAGTAGAAATACTATTATTTATCACATTACTTGTCAGTTGGTCG